GCACAGCGACGCGCACAAGCGTAAGGATTGGCCGCGCTACGCGGACGCAATAGGGGTTGCCGTTACTCGCGGCGCTGCTGTCAGGAGGGTCTACTAGTGGCGATATTCATAACTGCCTGGGTAGCGCTGGTCATTGGCTTTGTGATGGGGGTGACCGCGCGGTGAAAGTCTGCCGTCACTGTGGCCGTGCACGCAGCGCGGAAAGCTTTCTGGCGGGTAAGGCGAAACGCGTATCTAGCACTTGCTCACCCTGTCGGCGCAAGCTCGCGGCCGACCACCGGCGCAAGTACTACGCCAGCCTCCCGCCGGATAAGCGACATGAACTGACGCACCGCAAGCGAGCCAAGGCATATGGCGTGGCCCATGTCCCGTACAGCCGGACGGATATCCTCGCTCGCTGGCGGTACACGTGCGCGTACTGCCCCGGCGTGGCCACGCACCTGGACCACGTCACTCCGCTGTCACGCGGCGGCGAGGACGTTGAGGCCAACATCGTTCCGGCATGCGCCCCGTGCAACCTGAGCAAGGGCGCTAAGACGCTGGCGGAGTGGTCGGAGACTTTCGGCCCGGAAGACCCGCCTTTCTGACGGGAGGTCACATGCTGCGGAAGAGCAGGGCACTTGGTTGGGAAGCGTGCGACTGCCGACAGTGCAAGCGACCCGATCGACATAAGGCACTCTGGCGCCGCCGGGCACGACCAAGGAAGAGCGAGCCTGGCGCGCTGAGGCGTAGCCGGGAAGTGTTTGCCGTCTAGGCGGAACCGGAAGGGAGAAAAACTTGAAATTCCAAGAGATTCTCGGCCGGTTCCGTGACGTCAGCGAAACGACCGACGGTTACCTTGCAGTCTGCCCGGCCCACGACGATTCGCGCCCCTCGCTGCGGATTTGGTATGGCGAGGACGGGCGGGTCCGCCTCAAGTGCCGGGCGGGCTGTGAGACGGGGGATGTCGTCCAGTCGGCGGGGCTCCGCTGGCCGGATCTGTTTGAGGCTGAGGGACCGGGGCTGACCGTGCCCAAGGAACCTCCGGCGCCGGTTGCCTCCGGGCATGTGGCCACGCTGGCTTACTTTGTCGACACCACGTCCGCCGCGCTGTTCGACTTCAGCGAGGGCATGAGCGAGGTTGCCCGCAGCTATGCGGCTAACCGGTTCGGCGTCAGTGAAGACCTTATGGCTGACATGGAGCTTGGCTTTGCGCCGTCCGGCACCCAGTTCCGCTACGCCTCGCGTGCGTTCAGCGCGTTCCCTCGCCTCACGGTTCCGCTGAAGGATTTCGCCGGTCGGCCGCGAGGGCTCCAGGGCCGTGACCTCTCCGGCTCATGCCCCGGTCGCTGGGTCTCGCTGTCCAACCCTGAGGGTCACCGGTGGGCCGCGTACGGCGTTTTCCGGGGGCAGGGTGGCTACGGGGTCACCATCGTGTCTGAGGGGCCCGGAGACGGCCTCACAGCGGCTTCCGTCGGCTATGACGCCGTGTCCATCCGTGGAGCTGCGCTGGCGGGAAACCCGGATCTCCTGCGCGAGCTTGCCGAAGGCCTGAAGGGCAGTCAGGTAATCGCCGCTGGCGACGACGACGACGCGGGGCGACAGTTCAACCGGCGACTTGCCGACGGGCTCAAGCCGTACGGCATTACGGTCTACTCGCTGCCGCTGGGCGGGCCGGACATGACCGCGTGGCGTGAGGCGGACCCGGTCAGTTTCCCGCCCGCGCTGCACACGGCGGTTAAGGCGGCTAGGCCGGTCATCGATCACCATGAGGCTGTCGCGGTAGCCGCTACTCAGTCGCTGGCGGAGCGCACCGGGGCCGACTTTGTGAGCCGTGACCAGGGTGTGGAAGCCGCTCGCATGCTGGGGGAGTTGACCAAGCAATACGGCGAGTCGCACGCAATCAGCGCGTACGCGCTTGTGGCTTGGACGGATGGCCGGATCAAGCACGCGCCGGAGCTTGGTTTCATGGTCTGGAACGGCAAGATTTGGGAGCGCAGCGCGACCAAGGTGCGGCAGGAAATCCACCGGATGGGAGCGGCGCTTGCGCTGGCTGGCGAGACTGTGGCCGCGAAATCGTTCCTGAACACGACGGGCATTGACAGCATCCTGACTGAGCTGAAGTCCGTCCCTAGTGTTCACGTGTCGGCGCAGGCTTTCGACAGCGCTACGCACCTGCTGACGTTCCGCAACGGGACGGTCGACCTCCGCACCGGACAACTCCGCCCGCACAACCCGGCCGACATGATGACGTACGCGCTGGAGATCGAGTACAACCCGGCGGCCACGGCTCCGCGCTGGGAGCAATTCTTGCGCGAGATCTTCCCGGATAACCCGGAGCTGCCCGCGTACATGCGCCGCATGGTTGGCTACGGCATTACCGGCGACGTGAGCGAGCAGGCCTTTTGTGTTCTCTGGGGGAAGGGCGCTAACGGCAAGAGCGTGTTTACCGACACGCTGACGTCAGTCTTCCGCAACGTCACCCGAACCACCGGCTTTGGCACCTTTGAGGAAAAGGCCAACGGCGGAATTCCGAACGATATTGCCGCGCTCCGGGGCTCGCGCTTGGTTATGGCCAGCGAGGGCGAGGCGGGCAAGCCTATGTCGGAGGCCACGCTCAAGCGGGCAACCGGCAAGGAAATGATGCAAGCGCGATTCCTGCGCAAGGAATTCTTTGAATTCAAGCCCCAGTTCCTCATCATGCTGGCGACGAACCACAAGCCCCGTTTCAAGGGACAGGATGAGGGGCTTTGGCGCCGCGTGAAGTTGGTGCCGTTCGTCCGCTGGTTTGCGCCGCATGAGCGCGACTATGAACTTGACCGCAAGCTACTGGCGGAAGCCGAGGGCATAGCGGCTTGGGCCGTACGCGGAGCCGTCGAATGGTACGCGCGGGGCTTGGGTGAGCCGGAGAGCATCACAGCGGCCACGCAGGAGTACCGGGCGAC